AAGACCTGCTTTTGGACTGTCATCGCAGCGGAAAACCCTACGAAACGGTCACCGATCGCTGGTTCGAGGCTCATTTCGAGGAGGAGAACGATGTCCGCGAACGAAATTGAGCGCCGGATCACCACATCCGACACGGCGATCGAGTACCGCGAGGTCGACGGCGGCGAAAAGCGGCCCGTCATCGTCGGGTATGCGGCCGTCTTCCAGTCTCCGTCGAGAGATTTGGGTGGCTTCATCGAGACCATCCACCCGCGGGCGTTCGATGACGTTCTGAAGACGAATCCAGACGTCGTCGGCGTGTTCAACCACGACAAAAATATGCTTTTGGCGCGTTCCGCAAACGGTTCGCTCCGCCTGAAGGCCGATCCCTACGGCCTGCGGTACGAAATGATGCCTCCGAAGACGAAAACGGCCGACGAGGTCGTTGAATTGGTCTCCGGCGGGTACGTCACCGGGTCAAGTTTCGCGTTTGCGATCTCTCGGAGCGGCGGAGACTCGTGGAGCACGGACGAACGGGGCATCCGCCGGCGAGAAATCCGCTCGATCTCCCTCCTCGACGACGTCGGACCCGTGGTTCGGCCCGCATACGAGGCATCCAGCGTTGTCGTGAGCCGCCGGGCGATCGAAATGGCACTCGGCGACGCCTTCCGGCCGAATCAGACGATGGCGAACGCGGCTCGGAAGGGTCTGCGGGCCGCCAAGTCGCGCGGAGACTTCGACGAGCGGCTCGTCGCGGTCGCCGAACGCATCGCGGAGCGCGAGGTTCTCTCCGTCGAGGAGGTCGAGTTCCTCGCCGGCACGCATCAGCGGTGCCACGAGGTCCGCTCCGTCGGCTGGTCCGGCTCGCCGGCGTGGGTCGAGTGGATGCTGGCCGGCGGCGACGGCGGCGAGAAGTGGGTGCAGCGCCGCTCTCTCGCGCAGCAAGAGAGCGGCGTTCGGACGCCAGTCGCCGCTCCAGCAGAACCTGCCAAGCAGGCCGTTCCAGAAGAGCGTGCAGCGGCCGGCGACCTGTCTCCCGGCGACTTCGTCGCGTGGTCGATCGGAGTTGGGCAGGTAGAGCACATCATGCCGTCAGGCAGCGTGCAGGGCATCGACGCCACGCGAGAAGACCCGATCGCCATCGTCACGATCTACGAGGAAGGCGAGCCTGACGAGTACATGGTCGCCAAAAAGGTCTCTGAGTTGACGAAGATCGACGCTCCAGAGATGGACGACGAGGAACGCGCCGTCAGCCTGCGGCCGTCCGCCGGCATGGCCGCCGCGGCCAGACGCGGACTCCGCCTCCACGAGGAGGGGAAGTCCGGCGACGGCCTCAAGCCGGAGACGGTCGCAAGGGCGAACAAGATAGCACGCCGCGAGGAACTCACGCCGGACCACGTCCGCGAGATGAATGCGTGGTTCGCACGCCACGAATCGGCGAGCAAGTCGCCCGGCTGGGACACGCCGGGTGCTGAAAAGCCGGGTTTTGTGGCGTGGGAACTGTGGGGCGGAAACGCCGGACAGACGTGGTCAGCACGAAAGGTGGCGCAGATGGAACGCGAAGCAGAGCGGTCGGAGCCTGCCGTCGCCGAGGTCGAGCAGCAGGTCGAGCCAGTGCCGCAGCCGCAGCCGGAGCCGGTTGTGGACGTCGATGCGACTGATGCGGCGGCCAAGTTGGCCGCGCTTCAGGAGGCTCTGCTCTGGACTAAGTTGCACGACACCGACGGTTGATGTTACTCTACAAGTAGATACAAGCATCGCGATGGATGTCGCGATGGTCAGTGCGAGCGACGTGAGGATTCACGCCTGCGGCGCGCTAGCGGGAACACCCGCCGGCCGTCGCATCGTCGCGTATGGCCGGCTCAACAAGGAGCAGGCCAATCATGGCGTCGAATCTCAAGAAGTTGCAGGACCGGGCCGCCGCGGTCGCCGCTCGCATGGCCGAACTCGGCAAGATCGAGGATCGCTCGGCCGAGGACAATCAGGAGTTCGTCGCGCTCGGCGCTCAGGCCAGCGAACTGACCGCCCAGATCGGCTTCGAGCGTCGGCTCGCCGAGAAGGAGAAGGAACTCCGCGAGGTGATCGAGAAGGCGGCCCCCGCCCCGGTCGTGACACCCGTCGAGACCGAGGCTCGCGCCGAGGAGCAGAAGAAGGTCGAGATTCGGGCCAGCCTCCCGCATCACACCTCCCTGCGTGCCTTCGGTGACGGCCCCGACGCCGTCGAGAGCGCCTACCGCTGCGGCCGGTGGCTGCGGGCGCACATCTTCAAGAACTCCGAAGACCTCCGGTGGTGCAAGGATCACGGCGTCGAGAGCCGTGCGATGGGCGAAAACAGCAACGCCTCCGGCGGAGCGCTCGTCCCCGACGAGTTCGCCAATCGCGTGATCCGTCTGGTGGAGTCCTACGGGACGCTGCCGCCGGCGTGCGAGAACGTCTCGATGACCCGCGACACGCTTGTGATCCCCAAGCGGCTCACCGGCACGACCGCCTACTTCGTCGGCGAAGGCTCGGCCGTGACCGAGAGCGAGCCGACCTACGGCAACGTGTCGCTCGTGGCGAAGAAACTCGCCGTCGGCTGCCGGATGTCGACCGAACTGGTCGAGGATTCGCAGGGCGTGGTGGGACTCGCTGATGCCGTAGCCACCGAGTTCGCGCAAAGCCTCAGTTATAAAATCGACCTCTGTGGCTGGCTCGGGGACGGGACGCTCGGAACCTACGGCGGCGTCCACGGCATCGTCGACAAGATCAACGACGGCACGCACACCGCCTCGGTGGTGGGTGCCATCGCTGGCAACACCGGCTTCGAGACCCTCGACCTCGAGGATTTCCTCGCCGCGATGGGCAAGTTGCCCATCTACGCGCGTGCCGGCGCTCGTTGGTACGTGTCTCCGGCCGGCTACGCCGCGTCGATCGCCCGCCTGAAGTACGCCGCCGGTGGCAACACCGTCGAGAACGTGCAGGCCGGAACGGTCGACACGTTCCTCGGCTACCCCGTCACGCTCGTGCATGTGATGAACAGCACGCTGGGTGCGGACGCCAGCAAGATCAAGGTGCTCTTCGGCAACATGAGCCTGTCGAGCATCTACGCCCGCCGGCGTGACTTCAGCGTCCGGCTCTACGATCAGGTCTACGCCACGACGGACCAACTCCTCCTGCAAGGGACGATGCGGTTCGACGTGAACCACCACTCCCTCGGATCGACCAGCGAGGTCGGCCCGGTGGTGGCCCTCAAGTCCGCGGCCTCGTGATAACAGGAGCACGCCAGAGATGATCCACAACCAGAACCTCAAGGTCGTCGGCCACACGAGCGGCCCGGTCACCGTCGGCTCGACCGCCACCACCACGATGGTCGTCGACCGCAGGAACTATGACTACGCCTCCGTGGTCGTGTCGAAAGCGCCCTCCACCGGCACTTCGTTCGCGAGCGTCCTGAAGATCGAAGAGTCTGACGACAACTCGTCCTACGACGACGTCGCGGCCTTCGTGAAGGACGGAGCGAGCGGCTTCACGATGTCGGCGGTGAGCACCTCGGTCGGCTCCATCGTCAAGATGGACGTCGACTGCAAGGCTCGGAAGCGGTACCTCCGCGTGACGGTGACCCCCGACGTGACCGCTGCGGTCAGCGTCGTGGCGCTCCTGTCGCGAGGCGAGGAGTTCCCGTCGACCGAGACCGAGGTCAACGTCGCCAAGTGGGTCAAGGGCTGATTCCCGTAAAGCGGGACGGCCATGACGGCCGAGCAGGCGCATGGAGGCGCCCCCGCTCCTTCCAAGGAGCACTCCATGCTACTGCGTATCGGCAACGTGGAAGCCGAGGTCAAAGTGGCTGCTCTGATGAGCACGCCACGCCTCGGCTTCACGGACAACTTCTTCTGCGTCGCGCAGGCTCTCGCGCCGCATCGCATCTCGCCGATCAAGTACACCGGGGCGTTCTGGGGGCAATGCCTCCAGCGTTCGATGGAAACCGTCGTGGACAACCACGACGTGATCCTCACGTTCGACTACGACACGATCTTCACGTCGAAGACGATCGAAGCGCTGCTCGCACTCCTGATGCACTCGGGAGTGGACGCGATCGCCCCGCTCCAGACGAAGCGGGAGGCGAACGCGGTGATG